ATTCTTCTGCTAACTTAACTTTTTGGTCATATGCTTTTTTAGAATCACTTAAATAAGTATCTGCTAATAATTTTAATTCATATGGTTTTGGTGCTCTACCTAAGTCTTGTTCAAATAAATTATTTACACTATTTGAAATAGCTTGATAATCAGGTGGTAGATAAGGTTGTACTTGTGAAGGCATAGCTATTGGATTATCTATATACACTTGTAACATATTTTCCCAACCATTTTCAGATTTACCAATTCCTGCTGTATTAGCTTCAGACATTATTTGATACATAATTTTACCTTCTAAACCTTGTTGCCATACACCAGGTCTAAATGGTTTACCAACTGCTGGACCTAGTAAATTTGCATTAACTAAATCTGCTTGTAGTTCCATAATTTTATCTGGCATTAAAGCAGTAAAACCAAAGTTTTGATCTCCTTCAATATAAAAGTTATTCTCATACTCACCAATAGTTGTTGGTAATCCTTGATATGTTATTGGAGTATCACCTCTTACTCCAATAAAATCAGGACCTTGCTCACCTGCAATAGCTTGTTGGATAATAGTAGATATATCTATCTCTTGATTATCTAATGGATTTTCTAAAATATAACTATCATTAGCATTACCCCAACCATATTGTTCTCCAAGCAACATAGCTTGACCAATGTTTTCAGCTTTTTGTAACTGTGCTATTTGGTCTTGAGTAGGTGTAATAGGATTTTCACCACCTGTAGGATTCTGTAAAATAATACTTATTTTCTCTATATAATCTTGTACTTGCTTATCCATAAATACCTTTGTTATTCGCCTTATCTAATTCTAACAATAAATCATCTTCATATTCTGGTTCTAACTCTCTTGCTAATAATTGGTCAAACATAGGTCCAAACTCTGGATTATCAGCAATTAGTTGCTTTGCTATCTCTCTCAATGCTAGTCTAACTCCTATATATTTAGATGAGGTTTTCCAAATAGTATCAGATAGTCCACCTGCAACAAAACCATCTATAACTTCTTGCCTAGCTTCTAAATATTTTTTTGCTGATTGAACAGTTGCATATTGCTGAACTGATGGATCATCTACCATTTTAACTAATTGTTCTATCTGCATTTCTATTGAAGGTTGATTTGGTTCTCCTACAATTCCAGGTTGTCCATATCCCCAATACTGTTGTTGTAATTGTTTTTTCTTTTCATTTCTTAAAGCTCTAGCTACTTGTGTATTGTTTCCAGTAAGATTTAATCTTTCTTCATATTGTCTAAGTGCAATAGAACCAAGTAATTTATTTTTTGCAATAACCCATTGTTCAGGAGTTCTGTATTCTCTTTTATTTAATAAAATTCCTTTTTTATAAGATGACCAAGAAAACTCTGCATACACTGGTGGTGGATTTAAATACCAAGCAACTAATGGGTATTTGTCATAAAGCTCTTTATTTTCTTTTAGCCAATCAGATCCTTCTACAGTTACAGGATATTTTTCAATAGATACAGATTTAGCTACTGTTAAAGGTAAAGGATTAAAACCATAAGTATCTAAGAATTGTTTTGTTGCAACAGCATCATCATAATTAGCTGCAACTTTCATAGTTCTATATTCATCAGCTAATGTTTCAAACATAAAGTAATCCATATTTTCTGGTTTTAATTCATACAATGGACTTGCAACACCAGCAGGTCCTATCATTTGTGAAAAAGCTCGTATTAAAAATATTCCTTTAGATTTACTTAAAGCTAATTCCATACCTTTTTTAAATCCTTCTTCTGTGCTGTCATCAATTAATCCTGCATACAGTAATGCTTCATATGTGTCCATAACTGTATTGCCGTAAATACCTTGTGCATTTTCACCTTTATTAAAAATTACTTTTTGAAATTTATCTACCCAAGCTGGTTTAAATCCTAATGCTTTAAACCAATCATCTTTATCAGATAAATCAGGTGGTGCAAATTCACCAAAAATAAATCTCTGTATAAATCCTTCTTCAGGGTAATTTTTAAAGAATGCAGCAGCAGGTATTCTTACAACAGGTCCGAACCCAGGCATTATGGTTGCAGCAATATTTATGCTTTGTGCATACACAGGCATATTAACTCTTACATCCATACCTGTTTCAGGTGCATCTTTAAACATCCAATCTTGTACTAAACCTGTGCCAGGATAATTAAATACTGCTTGTCCATTAGTAGGATTTTCAAAAAAGAAACCTTTACCTGTATCTTCAAACTCATCTGTTGGTTGTGTTGCACCAGCCCAAGTAGTTTGTGTTCTTGAAACAACCCCAGGATTAGCTTTCATTATTCCTAACCAAGTAGATATAACTTCTTGGTAGGCATTACCGAAAGGAAATACCCATCTTGTTAAATCCCAAAACCTTCTGCTTTCTGTAATGTCGTATAATAATCCTTTTACTTTTTCTACACCTTTAGCTTTTGCTAATTCTTCTATAAGGTCAGCATCATCAATTCCTTTAGGTCCAGCAGATTTTATTTTCTTCCATCTTTCTATTTGTCTTTTATTAATACCTGCTTTTTCTGCACCTTTAATTATTTTATTTTTTACTTTTTCAGAACTAACAGAAATTAAGTCTGCTGATGTTTTCCAGTAAGTAGATTTAAACACAGGTATTCTTGATAATTTATTAGTAGGAACTGTCATCAAATAAGTCATTCCCCATTCAGTAACTTTTTCATATCCCTTTTTATTTTCAAATTTTGGTTTTGTTCTCCATAAAACTTCATCAGGTAATACATCTCCAAACTTATCTGTGTATTCTTTTATTCCTTTATTTAAGTTTTTATCACCTTGTTTACTTATTTTCTTTTGAATTTCTCTTGATAACTTGCCTTGATTGTATGCTTCTTTTTGAGATTTAGAAAGAACAGGTCTTGTTAAATTTCTTACATTAACTACTTCACCTTTAGCATTTTTTAATGTACCTGTTTCTATTAACTCCCATAAGTCATCACCAATAACACCACCCTCACTTATAGTTCTACCAGTTAATGCTTTTGTCATATCATCTTCTAATGTATTTAAAAATTCTCTAACTAAATTTTTATCTTTACTTGTTTTAAGAGCTTTCCATACATTTTTGCTTTGTCCCATATCAGCAGCTAAAGAAAGCATAGCTTCTCTTTCAACTGTTCCATTAGTTACCATTTTATTAACTAATTTTTCTACTTGTATTGCTTTATCTTTAGGAGCTGCTCTATTTACTGCTGCAACACCTCTAGCTAAATAACTATCCATATAATTTGTTATTACTCTAAATTGACCTTCTTTCCATTCTTTAGCAACTTTTCCTTGTTTATTAAATTTATTTGCTGGAATCCACTCAACACCTTGTCTTGCTGTTTTTCCTGTTAATGTATTAAATGCTCTTGATTCAGATTCAGCAATACCAACTTCAAACCTACCACTATTTAACCAACCAGATTTTGCATAACTTGGTCTGTTTTCCATTAATCCCATTCTTGCCATAAGTCCTATTGGGTGGTCTGCTATACCAAGTACACCATCAGCTATTGCTCTTATTTGTTCTTCTGCTATAACTCTTACTGTCCAAGCTGGTCGTAAAAGAACTAAAGGTTTAAATATTGTTCCTACATAAATATCTAAATATTTACCAAAAGCACTATCTCCAATAGTACCTAATACATTTAGATATTGACCTTTCATACTTCTGTCTAATTTATTAACAAGTTTGATAACATCAGATGGATCTGGTAAATAAAAGTCTTGAGTTAATACAGTTTCAATTAATGGTCTATTAGCAAAAGTATTAAACATTTCTTCTATAGCATCATCTGTATATCCCTGATCTATAAAATGTTGTTTAAAAACTTTTTGTGCATCTTCAGGCATATTGTTTAAAGATGTGTATTTTCTAGCTAACTCTGATACTTCTCCATTAACACTTTCTGTAAATTGTTTTAAGTTTTTAAATACTCTACCAATCAAATCTTTAGATTTAGCTAATTGTTTTTCATTTAATGATTCTTCTATTATTCCTCTAACGCTACCAATATCTTCTGTAATTTCTGATATAAGTATTTTTCCTCTAAGTAATGGATCTTTTGTTTGTAACGCATCTAATTGTTTAATAAGACTTCCTACCCTAGCATTTCTGTCTATATTTTTTCCAGTTGGATCAAGTTGTTTTAAAAACTTTGTGTAATTTACTAACAAGTTATCTGGATTAGTTGCACTTAATCTTTTTGTGTATCTAGCTCCAAAGTATGTATCTAATGTAGTTCTTAATCTTCCTGTCTTTTTTAATTGAGGAACAACACCACCAGTAACAGCAGGTAAAACTAATATTTTATCTGTTAGTAAATTTTGTACTAATTTTGCACCTTCTTCTACAGAGTCAGCTTTTAAGTTTTCTAACTTAAGCATAAAGTCTGTTACATCATCACTTAATTCTTGATTTCTCATAATGTATTTATTAACAAATCTAAAGTTAGATTTTTCTAAAATATCTGCTGTATTTTTTCTATTTTCAAAAAGAAATTCTGCAAGTTTTAATCCTTCTTTACCTTCTATAACTTCTCTAGCTGTTTTTTTACTAAATGATTTTCTAACCCAACCATTTAATAAACCAACACCTGCTGCTGCTTCATCACTAAGAGCTAACATACTTTTACCAGCTTTATATGTCTTTACACCTTTACCAAGTAAGAATGTTGGATCAAATAAGTTAGCAATTAAATCTATTGTTCCTGTAAAAAAGTCATAAGCTCTATCTTCTGGACCTGCAATAAAATGAAGTGGTTGCCACATTACACGACCAAAAGTTGCTTGATCACCTCTACCTCTTGCTTGTAATGCAAGAGCAGTTTCATCTGTCATTTTTACTTTTCTTGAATCAGTTTCAATATCTGTCCAAATGTTTGTACCTAATCTTGCTTGTACTAACTCTCTAGCTAAAGTTGGAGTTGCACCATTATCTATTAATTGTTTATATTCTTCTGTATCTTCTGGGTTAGTATCTCCAAATAATGCAGTACCTAAATCAATTAATTCACCTGAATTTCTTTTTTCATTCCATATTTTAAAAGGAGAAACATTTGCTTTCTTCCAAGGATTTTTCTCTCCTTGTTGTGCTAATGATATAGCTCTACCTACTCTAGGAAATGATTGTTCCCATAATTGTCTAACACCTAAAAACAATCCTTTAATTGCAAGTTCACCAAAACCACCTGTTTCAGGATTAATACCTAAAGAAGTAAATATTGATGATTTTAATGTATTGGGTGATTTCTCATTTGCTCTACTGAAATAATTATTTATTTCATCAACCATTCCAGTATCAAGATTATTTTTAGCTGCTTGTACCATAACTGAAGTTGGAACTGAAGCACTAGCTTGATTTATTTGACTAAGTTTTTCTGCTTGTTCTTCTGTTACTGTGTTTTCAGTTTCTCTGATAAAGACAGGAACATTTAAGTTCTTTGAAAATCTTTCTGTCATTATAGGTACTCAAGTAAACTATCATCTCCAGTTGCTAACCAACTATCGTATATAAAGTTTTTAACCATCTCTACACCTGCAGTTTGGCTATCAATAGGACCATTAGAACCAGGACCAAAAGGTAATCCTGATGTAACAGGTTCATTTACAAACTCTGTTTCAGAAAATACATCTATGTTAGGTGAAGGTCTTTTAGTAGCTTGAACATTTGGTGAAGGAGCATTTGGCATACCAAAAAGGTTAGCTTGTTGTTTTAATTTTTCTCCCTCTCCATAAGTAACACCTTTAGCTAAACCTTTAACCATACCACCAGGGTTTCTACCTGTTGAATAAGAAGAACCATTAGTTGAATTTGGACTTACACCTTTATTTGAATTACTCCTCGTTGCCATCTTCATCCTCATCATAATAAGCAAATGTTGAACTAATAATCATATAACCAAATGGAAATACAAGTGGTGGTAATTGGTCAGTAAAAAAATGTGGTTCTTTTAAATTTTCTTCTAATAATATATCATTACATTGTTCATCTACATCCCATAAAGAGTTGTGAACTATATCTGCAAATAATTTATTAATATTCACTATCCACCCATTCCTTGTAACATTTGTGCAATCCCAGGTGGTGGTCCTTGTGGTGGCAAGGATTGTCCACCTGGTCCTGCTTCTTCTACAAAAGATACTTCCTCCTCTGTCATTTGAGGTTCTTGAGGAGTAAAGAATTTATCTAAAATATTTTCTACATCACCAGGATTTTTTCTAATCTCAACAATAGCCATTGTTGCTCTTTGATCTCCTGCTTGTGATTGTGCAAGTAAAGTATCAAATAAAACTTTATCTGCTTTCTCTCTAGTTATTCGTTCATTGACTCTAACTATGTTATCTAACCCATCCATATTTTCTTGTAGGGTTTCTGTGTCTATAATACCTGCTTGAAGTAATTGCAACCCTGTAACTATCTTCTGTGGTTCATCATAACCAGCCATAGCACCATACACTCTGCGTGTTTTGTAATTAAAACC